CTATGGCTACCACCTATTTTGCCCAAAGCGGTGCAAATGGTGTGTATGTGCTGGAATTGGGTACTGGCGGCACTGCTGCTGGTGTTACTGCATTGACTTCTTATTTGCAGTCGCCTACCATCAAGTTTTACAGTTATTTATTCCCATCAACTTGGGACACTGAAGCAACTGCTCAAACCCTTACAAAGCAATACGAAAGCACTACTGCTCAAACTTATTTCTTTGTTACGACTACAACCGCCACTTACACAAATTGGACGGGAATCAAATCGGTTTTTGCAATGTTGCAAAGCCCATCTGCTCCTGTTACTGAATTTAGTGCAGCAGCCGCATTCCAAGTCACTTTGAGTTACAACCCAAGCGCAAGCAATTTGGCTTCGCCTTTGTCGTTCTCATATTTGTATGGCGTGACTCCTTATACCCTGTCAAATTCTTTGCAAACCACTTTGAAGGCGGCTGGCGTAAACTGGGTTAGCACTGGCGCTCAAGGTGGCATCAGCAATACGTTGCTTTTGTGGGGAACCACAATGGATGTAAATCCTTGGAATTATTGGTATTCCGTGGATTGGACTGCAATCAATGTGGCCGAAAATTTATCTGCTGCTGTGATCAATGGATCCAACAATCCAACCAATCCCTTGTATTACAACCAAGCCGGTATCAATACGTTGCAAAAAGTGGCACAAGCTACTGTTAACAATGCAATCAGTTTTGGTTTGATTTTGTCGCCAGCAGCCGTGAATGCCATCCCGTTTAGCACCTATGTTGCTCAATACCCAGGAGATTACTCTACTGGTACTTACAACGGTCTGTCTTGCACTTTCGTTCCATTGCGTGGGTTTGAGTCAATCACGATCTACCTCACTGCCTCGAACATCCCCGCTTAAGGAGAATAAAAAATGGCATCAAATCCACAAGTCGTACAAGGTACGCTCAATAGACTGCGGGGTTCGGTGGTATTCGCCGATTTCCCGCAATTGCAAGTCACATCAAGTTACTTGGCAAAAGAAGCGATTTCCATCAGTTTTGATGGCGATACTTCTTTGCTAATTGGCACTCTGACTGGCGCTGTTACATCACCAGAACCTTATACTTATGGCACAGTGACTATTCACTTGCTGCGTACTCAGTTCTTGGCTGATTTGTTTAAAACTCAAATTGAGTTAAACACTACAATGGGTTCGGTGAACATCATTGGTGACTCTGCAACTTTGAGCAATTTTCAGTTGGAAAACTGCATTTTGATGAGCTTGCAAGAAATCACTTTTGACGGCAATCAGGCTGGTTTGATTGTGCGTCTGCGTGGCGTCTACAACATCAACAGCACATTGTTCGCTGCTGCTTAAGCCTATAATGGCGAAACCCCAGACAGCGGTCAGGCTGCTGGGGTTTCTAATCAATTGACAACAGAGGTGTCGCATGACTTCTAAGATTTTAATCAATAAGCGCCTGAACTTGGTAGTATCTACCGAGGTATCTATTGGTGTGGTCAAAATTCATTCGGTTCCAGTAAGCAGAGAAGTTTTTGAAACTTTTTATGAAGAACTGGGTGAAGTTTTTACAAAATCTTTTGGTGAAAGCAGCAGTGCCCACATGGCGCTCTCGGCTCCACAATTGGCTTATGCTGCGTTAAAAAAGTCTGCCAAGGCAAAGGGTACATGGGATTCTGTAAAAAGCGGTTTTATCAATGAAATCGTGCGTTTGAGCAATATTGTTTTTGTGGGCGATAAAGGTTGGGAAACATTGCCTATGGACATTGCTGTCAAACGTGGAATTTTGGATGAGGACGCAGAAAGTGAGGTGCTGTCTGCTCTCATTTTTTTTACGGCAATTACTTTTGTTTCTCCGAAAAGCATGGCTCAGGGCTTTATGGACATGGCATCAGCTTTAAGGAGTTGGGAGCTTACTTCCTCCAATTTTACGGAGTTCAAAAATGGATTGCCGACATTGACAGAGGAAGAGACTTCGGTGATGACAACATCATCTCGAGTGCCATCAGCTACCTGACAGATGAAGGGTTCAAGGACTTTATGTCTGAGAACGGTGGTGAGTGGATGGATGTTCATGAATTTAGACAAAGACATCTGATCAGTGCCTTGAAATCTAGGGCTTTCATTTAACAGCGATGACCCCTAAAATCAAGATATGGCTAACACCAATCCCATTATCACGATTGAAGTCAATGATGATGCCTTTAAGGCATTCCAAGCATCATTTGATAAATTCAAGAAAGTAGTTGATAGCTTCTCTGATAGCTTTAAAGCTGTTGGAGATGCCGCGGCAAAAGCAGTTGACAAAGCAACTGTTGCCGTGGAAAAGTCGGCCAAAAAGTCTGAAGACGTTCAGGTTTCTGCACAACAACGTGCGGCAGACAGAATCAATAGAATCAATGAGCAAAGGGCTGAAAGAGATTTTCAGCGTCAGCTTCGCAACTTGCAAAAGATGCAAGATGCAGAAGTAAAGGCCGCTCAAAAAAGACTGGATGCTGTCAAAAAGGTTGAAAGTAAATCTGAAATCTTAGGCCCGACCAGACGAAAATTTGACGCTCAAAGAAAACAAGAAGCCATGACCTCTAAGGTCATGTTGGCAACTCGTGGTTGGAAAGAACGCTTAAATAAGGCTTTGGGAACCAATAATGGTAGTGCTGTTAGTGGCGCTCCTGTTGTTGATCTTTTTGGACCACCCAAGGCTTTGTTTGAAGCAAATCAAAAAAGAATTAAACAAGAACAAGCCGAAGAAGAAAAAGTTGCTCGTCAAAAGAAAGATTTGTTCAAAAAAGTCTTGGGCGACAATTTAGTTAGTTTTTATGATTTTGCTGGAAAAATCAAAGATATTGGCATGAGTACTGTTGGCGCTGCATTGGGTACAGCGTCATTAGCGATTGCCGCATTTGAATCAGCAGGTTCTTTGGCTAATCTTCGTAAACAAGCCAGTGGTGCTGGAGTTAGTGCAGGTTCTTTTCTTTCTTTTGGATCATCATTTGAAAGATTATTAAACAATCCAGTTGGAACTTTGCAAGGCATTGCCAATATGCAATTAAACCTTGCACAGAGGTCAACTGCAAGCATTGACTGGATTGTCAGGCGCTCAAATTACATCAAGGACTGCTGATCAATTGGCTCCAGATGTGATTCGCGCCATTCAAAAACGCTATCAAGAAAATCCTAGCTTGCAGTATGCACAAGCATTTGGAATTGATAAATTGGTCACAGAAGATGAACGTCGAAGAATTGGCTCAATGAGCAGTTCTGAACTTGAATCATCTATTCTTAGAAGCCAACAACAAGGTCAATTTAACAGAATTGATCCTGAATCCTTAAAATCTTGGACTGAACTTTATAACGCAATTCAAGAAGCAAGTGCCGCCGGAAAAGCATTGATGGGTTCTATGGGCGCTTTGGCAGACATATTGTCATTTTTAACAAAATCAGTAACTGAATTTTTTCAAGTTATAAGATTTATTGTTGAAAAACTTTCAATTCCATTTAGCCAATGGTTCTCAGGAACACCTTCAAAAGGTTCTGCTTCAACTGGCGCTGCGAATGTTGGTGGGCAATCGGCTGGTAATGCACCAGGTACGGGGACAGCGGCTGATCGACGCAATAACCCTGGCAATTTGAGAAATGTTGGTGGTCAAGGATTTCAAACATTTGGTTCAACTGAAGAAGGTTTTAGGGCTATGGCCCATCAACTTCAGTTGTATGGTCAAAGGCATAACGACACAATTCAAGGAATTATTTCCAAATGGGCACCTAGCAGTGAAAACAATACTGCTGCTTATATTGCCAATGTTGCCAAAAAAACAGGGTTCTCTTCAACAGAACATTTGAATTTGAACGATCCAACTGTATTGTCCAAGCTGATGGTCGCAATGGCACAGCAAGAAGGAACCAAAAACAAATATACGCCTGAAGGGGTTAAGTTGATGATTCAAAATAACACTGGCGGTAGTGCAGTGGTTTCTGCAAGTGCGATGGGAGCTTCCTAATGATTACATCAGGTCAAAACTCTTTTCAGCAACTCTATGAACTCAGCCCCATCTTTTTTGTTGGCGGCATAGTTGGCACTGGAGAACCAATACCAATTACTCAATTCTTACAAAATGGTGTGACGCCAAAAAATTCAAATGATTATTTTGCTCACTTCAAACCACTTTCAGGTGGGACCATTGAGTCTTGGGGAATCGCACAATACCCTTTAGCAGCTTTGACGACAGCGGCCAATGCGGTTGTTCAACAACCTGTATCAATCAGTTTGCTGATGCAATGCCCTGCTCAAAATTCTGCGGGAAATAATTATTACAACAAACTGTCTACCATGTCTGCTTTAAAAAGCACTATAGACAATCATATTTTGTCGGGAGGCTGGTTCAATGTGTATACGCCAGCATTCGTTTATTCAGGATGCCTTTTGACATCATTGAAGGATGTTTCTGGGTCTGAAAACAAGCAAGTGCAATTGCTGTATCAATGGGATTTCGTTCAGCCTTTGATTACTGAAGAGCAAGCAGCTACAACTCAAACAGCATTCATGAATAAAGTCACTCAAGGCTTTAAGATCATTGGTCAGCCTTCTTATTCAGGAACGCAATAATGACCACCTATATAAAATTTGTTGAGAGATCCAATCAAAACTTTCAGTTTTCGGCCACATTAGATGGCGTAACTTATACGCTGATTGTGACTTGGAACTTGTTTGGTCAAAGGTATTATTTGACTTGCTATACCTTGCAGGGTGTTGTGGTTTTCAATGTTCCATTGATTGGATCACCAGACAACTACAACATCAATTTAGCCGCAGGATATTTCAAAACACCTATTATTTTCAGAGCCAGCTCACAAAGTTTTGAGGTGGGCTAATGCGGTATTACAACTTAGTGATCACAAATTCTTCTACTGGAGAATTGATCAAACAATACAGTAGCACCTTAGATGGCACACCAAGTGGCACTAATAATGGTGCTGCATTGAACATTGAATTTGATTTGCCTGTGGCATCTTATGATGCTCCAATGGGAAATTCTTACATCAGGGTATGGGGAATTCCTTTTGCGGATATTTCGCAATCAGTTAATTTTACAAATCAAAATATCACTTTAGAAATTGGAATGACGGCTGGTTTGCCTTTAGCAAATCCTCAACAAGCTGGTCTGGTATTGTCTGGGAGCATTTTCCAAACTTTTGGAAATTGGCAAGGTACGCTATTGACCTTGGATTTGATTGTGACACCAGCAGTTGGGACTCCGAGCAATCCGGTCAATTTGAGTTTCAATTGGCCCAAAAATACACCTATGGCCGGAGCCATTGACCAATGTTTGGCTCATGCTTACCCTACTTATAGAAGAAATATAAGCATAAGTCCTTTGTTGGTTTACACGGAAAATCAAGCTGGTTTTTATGCTGATTTAAATCAATTTGGAAATTATTTGACTCAAACGTCCAAAAATTTGATTAAAACTCAAGGCTACACTGGTGTTAAGTTATCGGTCCAAAACAATGTGATTACTGTCACGGACAACTCCAGTGCTGGCTCTAGCACAAGCACTGGAACAGGTGCTGTAGTAAATTCAGGTACAACACTTTTAAATTTAAATGATTTCATGTCTCAACCGACATGGATTGACATTGCTACAGTGCAAATTGATTTGGTGGCTCGATATGATTTGTCTTTGGGTCAATCAATTCAATTACCACCATTTATTGCATCCAATACTCAGGCTTCATTCTCTCCATATAGAGATGACTCTGCATTTAGTGGAGCTGGGAAAATTATTCAAGTTCGTCATGTGGGAAATTTGCGTCAACTTGATGGAGATAGTTGGAAGACAGTTGTTAATGTCTTGCTTGGGGGTTAATTATGAGTGGCGGTAATGTAACCAAAACCCCATTTGCTCAGACAATGAATACTTTCGCGCAGCGAAAGGTTCAAGACAATTTGCAACAACAAGGGCAAGTATTGCCTTGCTCAGTAGTTGAAGTTTTGAATAATGGAACTGTCGTTACTGTTGCTTTTCAAGTTGATGCAAGTTTGGGTTACACAATTCCACAGGTCACAATCCCAGTGGCTATTTCTCAGTATGTACGCATTCCAATTCAAGTTGGCGACACGGGTATTGCCTTGTCGGCGAACGCTCGTTTA